AAATATGCATATGTTGGTGATGTTGCAGAATTTACTGCTAACTCATCTGGTACTATTGTTCCAGCTGGTACAGCAAAAGCAGGTACAACTTTTTCAGTTTTTGATAGTACAAATGCAGCAAAGTCAGTTCTTGGTGGGTCTTTATCGCTTGGAGTAGATGGAGCTACTGTTGTAGCTGCAGAACTTATTGCAGGATGGACTTATTTTAATACACCAGAAACTTCTGATGTTACTTTGTTGTTTGCCGGACCTGGTGGTACTGCTACAGATGTTTCTGTTGCTTCAACTTGTATTGGTATTGCAAATACTAGGAAAGATTGTATAGCATTTGTTTCTCCACCGAAAACATCAGTTGTACATGCTACGGGTCATCTAGCACAACTTACAACTGATAAAACTGGTATGAGTGCAAGTAATAGTTATGGAGTAATGGATAATGCATGGAAATATCAGTATGATCGTTATCAAGATAAATTTATTTATGTTCCGATGAATGGTGATATTGCTGGTCTTTGTGCTAGATTAGATTTTACACATGATGCATGGTGGTCACCTGCTGGAATGAATCGTGGAGCAATTAAAAATATTGTTAAATTATCTTGGGAACCAACTAAAGCTGATCGTGATTCGTTGTATAAAATAAGTATTAATTCGTTGATTACACAAACTGGTTCGGGTGTTCTTCTTTGGGGTGACAAAACAATGCAACCAACACCTACTGCATTTGATCGTATTAATGTACGCAGATTATTTATTGTTCTTGAAAAAGCAATTTCTAATGCAGCTAAATCTATGTTGTTTGAGTTTAATGATGAATTTACACGAGCACAATTTGTAAATATGGTTGAACCTTTCTTGAGAGAAATACAAGGACGCCGTGGTATTACTGATTTTAAAGTAGTATGTGACGGTTCAAATAATACTGGTACAGTTATTGATAATAATAACTTTGTTGGTGACATTTATGTCAAACCTTCAAGGTCTATCAATTTCATTCAGTTGAACTTTATTGCCGCTCGAACTGATGTTAATTTTACAGAAATCGGTGGTTAATCGTATAAATACTATAAAAACAAAGGAGTAATAAAATGGCAGCTAATATTCATGATTTTAAACAATCATTCAAAGGTGGTGTACGACCGAATCTGTTTCGTTGTAACATTACTCATGCAGTTGGAATACCACAACTTGAGTTCTTATGTAAAGCAGCACAGATTCCTGCTTCTACTATTGGTAATATTGATGTACCGTTTCGTGGCCGACAGTTAAAAGTTCCGGGAGATCGAACATTTGCTGATTGGACTGTAACGATTCTTAATGATCCACAATTTGCTATTCGTGCAGCTTTTGAAGAATGGAGTGCAAGAATCACACATCATGCAGTTAATGTTTCAACTTTGACTCATAATAATATTTATGGTCAGGCAACAGTTGTACAACTAGATCGTAATGGTGGTAATTTACGTTCATATCGTGTAGAAGATATTTATCCGACTGAGATTGCAGCTATTGATCTTGGTATGGATACTAATGATACTGTTGAAGAATATGCAATAACATTCGCAGTTAATAACTGGCATTCAGATATAGGTGTTGGTTTTGATACTGGTTCCACAAGAGATTCTAGTTGGGAACTTGGTGTACGAGGACGAATCAAACTAGGTAATGTATCTCTTGGAGTTGGTGGAACATTTGGTGGTTAATAAGTGATAAACAGAGGGTGAGAAACTCACCCTCTATTATTATGAATTTTTAAAAAGGTACTTTTTATGGCGTTTGAATTATTTGGTTTTGAGATAAAATCCAAGAAGGAGAAGAAGGGCAAAACTTTTGTAACACCAGAAAATCTTGACGGAGCAACACAGATTATTGATGGAGGTGGGATTCTTGGGCATTATCTTAATACAGATTCAGATGCTCATGATGAAAAAAAGTTAGTCCAAAAATATCGTGATATGTCTTTTTCCCATGAAGTTGATGGGGCTATAGAAGATATTATTAATGATGCTGTGATTCATGAAGAAGGTGTACCAGCTATTTCTCTTGATTTGGAATCATTGGATTATACAGACAGTATTAAAGATAAAATACATACAGAATTTACTACGATTCTTGATTTGTTGGATTTTAATCTTACAGGTGCAGATTTATTTAAGAAGTGGTATATTGATGCAAGATTGTATCATCATATTGTAATTGATAATAACAGGCCAAAGGATGGTATTAAAGAATTAATTTCAATTGATCCTTTAAATATTGAAAAGGTACGAGAAGTAAAAAAATCAAAAACTGGTGATCGGAATCAAATAGAACTTGTTGATGAAGTTATAGAGTATTATCTATATACATCAGACCAATTTAATGTTGGTAGATTTCAAACTGGGATGCAAACATCGCAAAATGTTGTTCAAGTTGCACCCGATTCGATCTCGTATGTTCATTCTGGTTTAGTTGATTCAGTAAGACAAATTATTATTGGTTATTTATTTAAAGCAATTAAGCCGTGGAATCAATTACGGATGATTGAAGATGCACTTGTTATCTATAGGTTAGCAAGAGCTCCAGAACGAAGAATATTTTATATTGATGTTGGTAATTTACCGAAGTTAAAAGCAGAACAATATCTGCAATCAGTAATGAATCGTTATAAACAGAAGATGATTTATAATGCAGCTACTGGTGAAGTTCAAGATCAACGAAAGCATTTATCAATGCTTGAAGATTTTTGGTTGCCAAGACGAGAAGGTGGTCGTGGTACTGAGATTAGTACACTTCCGGGTGGACAGAATCTTGGTGAAACAGATGACATAGAATATTTTAGAAAGAAACTGTATAAGTCTTTGAATGTTCCAATCTCACGAATTGAGGGAACTGATTCGACACAGTTTAATCTTGGAAGAGCTTCTGAGATTACAAGAGATGAAGTAAAGTTTGGAAAGTTCATTGGTCGTTTACGACATAGATTTTCTACTCTTTTTACAGATTTACTTAGAGTTCAGTTGATTCTTAAAGGTATAATTAAAGAAGAAGATTGGTGGGAAGTTAAAGATCGTATTCGTTATCTTTGGGCAAAGGATTCACATTTTGTAGAGTTGAAAAATTCTGAAATATTGAGAGATCGTTTTGAGTTACTTTCAATGGCTGAAGAGTATGTTGGTAAATATATTTCTGCTGAATATCTGCGTAAGAATATTTTGCAACAGACTGATGAGCAGATAAAAGAAATTGATAAACAGATAGCAGCAGAGAAACCAGAAGAAGATGAAATGGGAGATGACGAAGATGGAGATGAAGATTTCTAAACCTTATAAAACTATGAAATCTATTTTAAAAATAAAAACTCAAAGTTTTCTTGATAATTATAAAAAAGATATATTTCAAAATGTGTTAAAAAAACCAGAAGTTGATGTAGTTAATGATAGTGATAAACAAATAAAACAATGGATCAAAGAAGGAACTCTTACTAATGATTTATTAGTTGATGCTATTAAAAATGTAATGAAAGAGAGGATCAAAAATGGTTGACATTACAAGTAATATTTTAAAAAATATTTTTAGTAAAAGACTTACTAAAGCAAAAGATGGTATTGCAAAAAGTTTAAAAACTAAATCTTTAAAAGCTATTGAAGATTATAAAAATAGTTTTAAATTTGAGTTACCGGGAACAGAACCTAAAACAGAATCAGAGCCACAAAAAGAAGCTCTTGCTGATGTGCGAAAAGCAAGTAGAGAAAAAGAAGCAGATTTAAGACAAACTAATAGAGATAAAGAAAATTTAGTTCGTAGATCAGAAAGAGATAAAGAACAATTAAAACGAAGAGCAGAAAGAGATAAAGAAAGAGCAAAGGGGAAAAAAGAAGATATTATTAAAAAAGTAATGGAGTACATTACAAAAGATGGTTCACGGAGAAAATGTGCTGGTGGAGATAGTCGAAGAACTGAAAATCATGATTGTGATAAAGTTCATTCTGGTATGTCACATGATGAATGGGAAGCATCAAAAGATACACCGAAAGATGAAGCAACTGGTGATAAAGAAGCTTATAAAAAATTCTTTAATGCAAAATTAAAAAAATATGGAGTAACTAGTCCTTCTCAATTAAAAGGTGATGATGAGAAAAAGTTTTATAATGAAATAGATAAAGAGTGGCAGGGTGATAATGAAGAAGATTGATGACATGATTGATGATGTTCTTGATGAAATAATGAGTAAAATGGCTCGTATGAAAAGATCAAGAATGATGAAAATGAAAGGAAAGATGATTGCTCGTAAAAGAATGATTTCTATGAAACGAAAAGCATCTCCTGAGAAGTTAAAAAAACGAGCAATGAAAAAAGCAAGAGATATTATTGCAAAAAAGATTTTAAAAGATAAAAGTAAATCTGATTTATCTCTGGCAGGTAGAGAAACTTTAGAAAAGAAATTAGCTAAGAAGAAAGCTGTTATTGCAAAAATTGCAAAGAAAATTTTACCAAAAATTCGTAGTGCAGAAAATGAACGACTAGCAAAAAAAAGGGGTAACGAATGAAATTAATAACAGAACATACTAACGAGATTGAATACCTTACTGAAGGTAAAGGTAAAGAACAATACATCAAGGGTATCTTTATGCAGTCTGATATTAAAAATCAGAATGGTAGAGTTTATCCTCATGCTGTATTACAAAAAGAAGTAAAAAACTTTAATGCAAAATATGTTAATGAGGGAAGAGCTCTTGGA